CCTGCAATGATGCCACACCAACAGAATCCCAGAACCACCCCAAACGCGCCGCTATGAGCACGCTAGCAGCCTCCACAGCAGGAAAAAGCCAGCGGTCGCGTGCTCTTGGCGTTATGTCAAGCTGCCTCCCCGAAGCCCGGCATTCAACAAGGACAAGAGATCATGGATATCCTTCAACTGAATGCGTTCCGTTAGGAACAGATCCGCAGGATCAGGTTGTGGCGGAAGGGAGAAGAGAATGCCAGACGGGATAGTAGCGCAGTACATGAAGTGCAGGGTGGGCAGAAGTAGAAGTAATGAGGATAGGGTATGTCTTAGAGTCTGTGGTTGGGTATGAACGATACCCATGACAAGTTATTTCCACTAAAGAGACCTCTCTCCTGCCTAAAACTGAATCTGTCACTGTGACAAGAGTGTGATGTCATAGTGACAAATCCACAGGGAGAGGGAGAAAAGTTGACAAGTGGGGAGAAAGAGGAAGAGTATGTATTCTATACTCTAGTATACACAGTCCTATATGGCCCCCCTAAAGGGGGCCAAAGGACTGTGACAAATAGAGAGAGATAGGGTTGTTAGGGGAAGAGAGAGAGATGGGGAATCCGATAGAGCAGCCACACCATCAGGGAAAGAACAATGCAGAGCGGACGCAGGACATGGTTCGGCGGAAGCAGATCTTCCTTGACGCATTTGAGGAATGGGGGACGATACGAAAGTCCTGTACTGCTGCGGGGGTTGCCATGCGATCGTACCGGAGGTGGGTGAGTGAAGATCCGGACTTCGTGGGGGAACTGGACTTACGGAAGGAATCGTTTGCAGACCAGATTGAGGAGATCGCGTTCGATCGGGTTCGCAATCCTGACAAGGGGAAAGGTGGGGACATCCTGCTGATCGCGTTGTTAAATGCAAGCAAGCCGCAGAAGTACCGTCCGCAGGTTGTGATGAGTGAGGGTGCGGCGAAGGACCTGATTTCTGAATGGCGCAAGGCAGCACAGGGGGTCCAGCGGGATCCGGAGAAGGAACAGGAAGTGCTGCCGAATGCGGTTCAGGACACGTTAATGGAAATACTGGAGCGGCGTGGGAATGCGCCGGAGGAAAAGGAAGGGGAATGATGGGGGAAATTTGGATGGATCATGCTTGGGAAGAGGCACTGGCATGGAGCAGGGAACAGAACTGGCCTGAGCTAGAGCGAACAGATATTAACCCAGAGGAAGTGTACAGGCTTCATGCGATGCTTGAGCTTGAGGGACGGGAAGACGAAGCGGAAAATGAAGAAACCGAAGACCCCGAAGCAACGTAAGAAGATGCGCCGGAAGGCGAGGAAGACCATGAAGGTAGGGAAACGGCGGTGACCACAGAGACGAAAGGAACGCTGCTTCGTGAATACCTTTTTCAAAAAGTGGGGTTTACGCCGACGGACGAGCAACGCCTTATCCTCGACTCCGCCTACAGGTTTAACTTGGTTGCCGGGGGTGAGCAGGCAGGGAAGTCCCTCATCGCCGCCAAGTATCTCCTCAGTAGATTCGCGGAAACAGAAGAACGAGGACTCTACTGGCTCGTCGCGGCAGACTACGAACGCACAAGAGCAGAGTTTGAGTACCTCCTACGGGACTTCTCCTCGCTCGGTATCCTCAAGGAAGCGTCCAAGCGTGTTGATCCGGGCCATCTCACTCTTGCTGATGGAACCAGAATCGAGACGAAAAGTGCTAAAGACCCTCGGACGCTTGCAATGCGGGCACCAAACGGAATCATCGGCTGTGAAGCAAGTCAGCTTGACCTCGAAACCTTCTTCAGACTCAGGGGGAGATGTGCCCCAAAGAGAGGATGGATGTTCCTTGCCGGAACATTCGAGGGATCATTAGGGTGGTATCCCCAGATGTTCACGGCGTGGGCATCGGGAGCCGAGAAGGATGCACGGGCATACTCCCTTCCAAGCTGGACGAATGTCCACCTCTACCCCGGTGGGAAAACTGACCCTGAAATCCTGCGCCTGAAGTATGCGTCTAGTGATGACTTCTTCATGGAGCGGATTGAGGGGAAGCCAAGCCCGCCCAAAGGGTTGGTCTTTCCGGAGTTCCGTCCGGATATGCACATTGGAGAGGTGGAGTATGAACCCGGAGAACCTGTCCATATCTGGATGGATCCGGGCTATGCTGGCGCATATGCCGTGGAAGTGGTGCAGGTCCGTGGTGAGCAGATCTGTGTTATCGACGAGATCTACGAGCAGGGGCTTGTCACCGATGAAATGATTAACATTGCCCAGTCCAGACCGTGGTGGAAGGATGTCCGCTTCGGCGTGATTGACGTTGCAGGAACCCAGCATCAGGCGATGGCTGCGCCCGCAGAGGTCTGGATGAACCAGACGGGACTCTATCTCTCCTCGCAGAAGGTGAAAATTTCCGAGGGGACGGAGCGATTGAAGGGGTGGTTGAAGGTGAACCCGACAACCCATGCACCCCGCGTCGTATTCAGTCCAAGATGTACCGGAATCCTGTCGGAATTCGGATCAGCACCGAATCCGTTCGACGGACAGACCAAGGCGTACCGCTGGAAAACCGATCGTGATGGGAGTATAGTTGGCGAAATCCCTGAAGATAAGTATAATCACGGGATTAAGGCAATGATTTATGGCCTGATCGACCGATTCGGGTACGGATACGTCGAGGGACGGACCCGAATCCATGTGAAAAGGTGGGTATAATTCATGCCGAGAAGACGGCCAGAAGATATTATCGAGCTTGTGGAATCTCACTATGATTCCACCGAGCCGCTCCGTCAGCGGATGCAGGACGACCACGCCCTCTACCGCCTTGAACCCTATGATGCAGGGGAAGGCTACCAGTCCTATACCTCGAATGATCCGCATACCTTCGCGGAGAAGGTGATCGGCTGGATCGCTGGAGCAGAGATGACGGTCCGGATCCCCCACGACGGGGCGGAGCCGGAGCTTCGGGAAAAGAACGATCTCAAGGAACGCTTCCTTATCGGGGTTACCCGTGCAGCGGATGAACGGCTTAACCGGATGATGGTGCCGATGCTCCGTGACCAGCTTGCATGGTATGTCGCGGTGCGTGGCTGGTATGCAGGCAGAGCACTCCTCGCAAAGAGAGAAGACGGGACGACGTATATTGATATTACGCCGTGGGACCCGATGCACACCTACTGGGGAGTCGGTCCAGACGGACTCGAATGGGCCTGCTATAAGATGCCCAAGACAAAGAGCCAGATTTTTGCCCAGTATAATGTCAAAATTGACTGGGATACTCCCTATGCCGCAGACGGAATCTGCGTCTATGACTTCTATGATAAGGAATATAATACGATCCTCATTCATAACGGATCGAAAACCTCCCCGCTTATCCGTGTGGTGAAGAAACAACAGAAGCACGGGGCGGATCAGGTGCCTGTTTTCCTCGGACCGATCGGGGCAACGCCCTATATCGTGGCTCTCTCCCAGTCTACGATGGACGATACGATCGCCGATGTGGGCGAAAGCGTCTTCAAGGCAACGAGAGATCTCTATCCGAAACATAACCTCATGATGAGTACGCTGCTGGAACTGACTGCCCGCTCACGTAGGCAGGGATTGATCGTCCGTTCACGGGACGGGACAAAGACACTCGATGAAGATCCCTACTTAGAGGGGTCGGAGATTGCCCTTGCCCAGAACGAGAACGTCGAACCGCTCGGGCTGCTGGAGATGGCAAAGGAGACCGGAGCGTTTATGAACCTGATCAGCGGGGAGATGCAGCGGGGGGCAATCCCCCACTCCGTCTACGGAGAACTGCCCTTCCAGCTTTCAGGATTCGCGATTAATACCCTGAGACAGGGCGTGGAGACGGTTGTCTCCAAGTATCTGCGGGGAGTCGAGAAAGCCTACCAGATGATCTTTAACCTGATCGCTGACCAGTATGTGGGTGGGGCATTCAAGGCGATCGAAGTCTCCGGCATGGACCGGAACAGGGTGTACTTTACCGAGGAGATCGGGCCGGAAGAGATGAAGAACACGGGGAGTCCGGTCGTGAACCTCGTCGGCCAGTTGCCGCAGGACGACATGACCCGGTACAGCATGGCCCAGATTGCACGGGAAGGTCCGACACCGCTGCTTTCCGATCGTGCCATCAGGGATCGTATCCTTGCAATACAGGATGCCGACCAGATGGATGACTCGATCAAGGAGCAGATGGCCGAGCGGATGTTGCCCGAGGCAGCACTCTGGACCCTCATGCGGGCATCTGAACGGCAGGGCCGTGATGACCTTGCACAGTTCTACCTTGGCGAACTTATGAACCTGCTCATGCAGAAGAGGCAGGCCGCAGAGATGCGGAATGCCCCGCAGGTTCCTCCCGGCGGGCCGCCCTCACCTAGCGGTCCGCCAATTCCCCCGTCAGGTCCACCGATGGGACCACCG